AACGCATTTTTATATGCTGTAGATGTTTTATCAGTAATACTATTCTTATGTGCTGTAGCACTAAGCTCTATTTCTCCTTCACTTAAAATATCAACAAGAGTAATAAAATCTATTGATTTTAAAGCATCATTTGGAAGTTTTGCGTTTTGTTGGTAAACTAACTCACCACTATTTGAAGTAATAATATTATTGATTTGACTCATTGACTATTCACCACCTGTAAAGTATCTATATTTGCACTAATAGTATTTGTTCCAATTAAAGTTTCTCCATAAACAATATTTATTGGCACACCTTGTTTTGCAATATTAGTCGTTCCATCAAATGTAAAGCTAGGGTCTTGTTCGTCACCGCCAAATGTAGGTGGTGTAGGTGGAGGAAATAATAATTCAGTAACACCTTGAATTAAAAAACTTGTTCCTAAAGCTGTTAATGTTGTCGCCCATGTTGTGGCTGCTATACCTAAAAAAGTGGCTGCTCCTGCTGCAGTTGCTACTGCTGCCCCTGCGAAAGCTGCCCCTGCTGCTACGAAAAAGAAAATTTCACCATGGACAACGGGTATTATTTTTATATCGCTTTCTGTTTGTAAATCTAATAATTCCTCTGTAATTCTTACCTTACCTGCCATTACACAATATTCTTGTTCTTTAATATGATCTGCTACTCCTTCAAAATTATTGACTAAAAAACTAAAAGCCTGTTTAGGACTTGCGACATCTATCTCAAATGTGGACTGTCCTATAAACTTTCTTAATCGACCATAAATAGTTAATTTAATCATCTACCTCTGCTGGATCTAATTTAATAATAGATTCTGTCTTTGGATCTACAAGATAAAAAGGCAAATCATTATACTTACAACTAATTTTATCAGCATGACTAAATTCAAACAATCCGTTAGGGTGACTATGGACAATACCTAAAACTTCACCTTGATCTTCACCATCTGCCCAATCTAGAGGATCTATTACAAAAGATTCTTCTTTATAAATTTTTGATATATTTTTACATTTCCAATATGTATGTTTACCATCTATATCTAAAACAAGACCACAACACTCTTCTGGGTAACACTCTGTAGCGTGTTTATATGCCTCTGTAGCCCATGTATTACAAGTCATTAGATAAACGTACCAGCAGCAGGGAATAAATCTCTTGTAACTATTCTTGCAGGTATTTTTTTATTTTGCATATCTAATACACTAACTAACTCAAACTGTACTATCTGCCTATTTTCTACAGCCTTTCTATCAATGTAATAAATTCTATCCTGTAATCTATCTGTACTAGGAGTACCAAAAGGATTATCGCCAACAAAATTTGCATTATCTAAAGCTGAAGCTAACGGTAAAAGTCTTGTTACTTTTGCATTTAATAAATCATTTCCAGGAGTAACAGTGTTAACAACATTCAAAAAATCACTCATAGTCATAACTGTTGTATCTTTTGTAATACCACCCAAATTACTAAATGTAAGTGTAGGTCTTGGTATTGTACCTTTACTTGTATCTTCAAAACCTTCTACTTTTACAGCTACTCTTTGGTAGCTATTTCCATTAAAAATAATCTGTCCAAAGTTATTTAAATTTGCACCAGCATGAAATCTAAATACAGTATCTAAATTATTAGGATTACCAGTTGGTATATGTAAACCGACAGTAAGTTCAAGTTCATATAGCTCAATAACAGAACTTGGATTTATTTTATTTAGTTCAGCAAACGGTATTGCCATTAGGGTTCAAATACTTCTCTAAAGGTACAACTCAAAACTACTCTGTTTAAAAAAGGAACAGAAGTAGGATAACTCTGACAGACAAAATTCTTTGTTACATTTTCATTTGGAACGAGAAAAGTAAATGATGCACCATCTGTAATCCTTGCATTAAGAAAGTTAATAGCAGTTGTGGAATCTGTTTGAGATAAATCAAACTTAAGATTTAAAGTTATAGGATTCTGATTTAGACCTTCTGTTAACCTTTGTTCAAAACCATCTCCAAAACTTATAACATTAACTGCTGGTTGTCTTGTAATGGTGTAATTATATTTAGGATTAACAATAGGAAAAGCTGCCATTAGCTTAATAAACCTCCAACTCTTTTTTCATTAATTATTACAGCTTGAACTGCTGCTGCAAGTTGATCACCAAACTCTCTAGCATTTTGATCATCACCTTGAACATTAGAACCAGAAGCATCTACGTTAACTATAACTGTAGTTGAACCAAGAGCTTCATTTGGAATAATTGTTCCTGCTCTATCTGGCATAAACAACTCTGGTCCTCTTTCTCCTACGATTGAAGGTCTACCAACAGGAGGTCTACCACCATCGGCAAATTTCATTTTCGGTTGAACAGCCGAAGTACCTACCTTATGTCTACTTAAAATATTTGCACTTTTCCCAACTCCTTGCTGACGCATACCCATTGGGTTACTACTCATACCGCCAAACATACCGCCAAATAAACCCATAATTCCTGCTGTTACTTGTGCTGCTAATATTTGTGCTGCCATATCTGCAAAATGATTAGCTGTTCGTTGGAATAAATTTCTTAAAGCTTCTTGTGCTGACATCGAACCTGTTATAATACCTCTAAAAGATTCTCCAAAAGAATCTCCAATACTTCTGCTTAAAGAATCAATTTGTCTTAAAGGATCAAGTAATTTCTCTAGTTCATCAACAGGAGCTTTGATAATTGCTTGTCTTTCTAATTGTGCATTAAAATCCTTTTGAATTTTTAACCTTTCTAAAGCAAGAGCATTTTGTGCTCTTTGTTTTGCTAAAGCATCTTCACCTCGCTTTTTAGCAGCCTCATCCATAGTAAGAGAACCACTTGTAATAGCAGATATTCCTTTACCTCTAAATGGATTTAGTTTACTTAATTGTCTTTCTAAGAAATTTAGTTTTTTAGCTTCTTGTTTAATAATTTGATTATTTTTGTTAATAATCCCTTCTAATAATTGATCTTCAGCAGCAGTAGCTCCTTTTGTTTTTAAAGTATCTAAAGCTCTTTGAGCCTGATTCAAACTTAATTCTTTAGATAATCCTGGCAAAGCATTTATTAATGAAGCATTATCTTTTAGTCCTGCAAAAATATCAAAAGTAGCTTCTGATCCAAATGTTTGTGTTAATGCAATTCTTGCTGATGCTTCAAATTGTTTAAATGCTTTTAATGCTTCAAGTGCTTCATCTTTTGTCATTCCAAGAGATTTAGCAAATTCAGCTACTTGTTTTGAAGAGAACAAAGAAGTTCCACCTGTAGCTTTGATTGATACGTTTAAATCATCAACAGCTTTGTTAAAAGCTCTAGCTTTTTCTATTTGAGAAGCAATAGCAGTAGCAAAGATAGAAGCAGCAAAGCCACCTCCAGGTGCAAGTGCTCCTCCAGCACCACCAGCTATAGCACCGAATGCAGAACTTAAACCACCAGCACCGAATAAAGCAGGAAAACCTCCACCAATCAATGCACTACCAATACCACCTTTCAAACGGGCTGATGCTCCACCTTGCATTGCAAAAAGACCTCTAGGATTTGCTCTTGCACCAAAACCTAATGTGTTTAAAAAATTAGTAGGTGGAGGTAAAGCAGGACCAATATTTCCACCACGCACACCAAAAGGAGCAGTAGTTGCAAATTGACTTGCAGACAGTTGAGCTAAAGTACCTCTCATTTTTTTGGTATCTGCCTGTATTTTCTTTACATTCTTATTAAATTCTTTAAATCCACCTCCCATTCCTGCACGATTTGATCCAGCAGCAGCTATTTCTCTAATTTCTCTTGATCTTGCTACATTTGCT